AAAGAATAGTCAAACTGCAACCGAATTTAAAGTTAATGGTTGCATCACTTCTATGGGAAACTCTGAATCTTACCGTTTGAATTATAACGATTACGGTACTTTCTGGAGAAACGATAGCCAGTCATTATATTTGATGCAAACTAATAAAGGCGACGCCGACGGAAGTTATAACAATAGACGCCCGTTTAGATTGAATCTTGATTCTGGTGATGTTTCTATTAACACTTTCAGTGTATATAACGAAAAGCCTTTTGCTGGATTAGGAACTCCTGTAACGGGAAACGAAGATCCGATTGGTGTTGCAGGCTTGGAGTCATTTATTGCAATTGGTGATTCCGATACTGGTATTGGTCAGCGTGGTGATGGTGTATTGAACTTGATGGCTAATAACGTTGCTTCTTTTCGAATGACTTCTGCCGCTGTTGAAGCTACTCGTCGAGCAGTCTTTAACATCAAAGATTCGCTAGACAGAGTTGTTATGCCTCCTGTTAATAGCTCAATCGTTACTGTTGATACGTCAAAAGATAATAACAACACTGGCGGCAACGGTTTAACATTATTAGGTTATAACAACGGTGATAAGTATCATCACTATTTCCGCGGTAATGGTGCATTTAACGTTAATATGTCTTATGCAGCGTTTGACAAAGATGTGTATGTTGGTGGTTCGATTAATCCTGCACAAATTAACCTACGCGGTTCTGTTAATACAGTTGCAGTTCCTCAAGGCACTTATAAATGGGACGATCTGAGCAATTCAGCATACAACGGTTCAACAAGTTTTCTACGTCGTTTTCGTTCTCAAGGAAACAGCACGATTTTCCATGAAGTTGTTCAAGGAAACGAAGTTCGACTTAGTGCAGGAGCTTCCGCCGATTCTGCTCCTATTTGGAAATGGCACACTCAAGGCATCGACATAACAAATAAACTTGTAGCTCAAAACTGGACTATCGGTCCTAATAATATGCTTCAGTTGCATGATAAGTCGGTGGTTAATGGTGGTGAATCAAGTGCTCTAGTTCGCGGCAAGATCGCCAGTGGATCATGGACATCATGGCGTCAACGTCCTGCGGGACTATTGGTTGATATGAGTAGTCAAGATGGTGCTCACAATATCTGGAAAGCTACTACGTGGGGAGTAGCACATGTTGCGGCGATGGAAGTGTTACACACAACAAACGTAACCGGTGCGATTGCTAGACTTCAGGTTCACGAAACCAACTATGATTTCGCCGCAGGCGGATTCAGTACACCAACAACAGGCTATTTCGGTGGAAATCTAACAACGAACGGAAATCTTAGAGCTGGCCAAGCGGTTTACTGGGGAACTACGGGTGCATGGGCAGCGCAAGACGGTAACATTTACGGAACTCAGTGGGGTCGTTTCGTCGGACAATCAGGAAAACTTGCTTGGTTAGGTGGTGCTCTTGATGCAGTCAACGCAAAAGCAAGCAATACTTCGGATATTCGTTTGAAGAAAAACCTAGAGAAAATCGAAAGCGCAACTGACAAAATTCAAAAATTGACTGGTTACACTTACGACAAAGCAACGTTTATCGGTTCAAAAGAAAGTTATCGTGACGCTGGTGTTATTGCTCAAGAAGTTCAAGCAGTATTACCAGAAGCCGTTAACATCATCGATTTGAATGATACTCCAACGCTTGCAGTTTCTCCGTCTGCAATGATTGCTTTGCTTGTTGAATCAACGAAAGAGCAAGCAGAAAAGTTAGAAAAACAAAATCAATTAATCGAAGAATTAATGAAACGTATTTCGAAGCTTGAAAAATAAAAGGGAGTCTTCGGACTCCTTTACTAAATATAATTGTTAATTAATCAAAAGGAAATTAAAATGGCACAAGAATTTGATGTATTCGCTGGTTCGTATGTAACAGCATTCTATGGCAGCGATGTTAAAAACACAGATTTCGATAATAAAGATTTTGTTGAAATCCCAGAAGTCGCAGCTTTCCCTGAAACTGGTATGGAACGCGCTGTAATTGATGTTCCTAACTATTCTACAAAATATAATCGTAAATTAGTTGGACGTGGTTCAGTTCCTTCTATCGACATGACCGTTAACTATATTCCGGGTTCTGTTCACGAGAAGCTTGTAAAAGCTTGCGAAGACGGCACTCGTATTCAAGTTAAATTCGTTTATTGGGTCGATGCTACTAAAACCGTCGGCGTTGGTGTCGTTTATAACGGCTTCCTAAGCAAATCAACTTTGACCGGTGGAGATTCCGACGTTGTTGGTCGCGCATTCACTTTAGAAGTTGACGGTGGTCCTGTTGTTCAGGCTGTTGTATCTCCTGAAGAATAAAAAATTATGGGCGGCGAAAGCTGCCCTTTTTCATAAACAACAAAAGGAGATAAAAATGAATTTTGAAGAAATGTTTAAAGATTTAATTCCAGAACGTAAACCAATCAAATTGGGTAATCATACATTTTACGTTCGACCAATGACTGTTAGTGAATTCACAGCTCACGTTAATAATCCAAATAAATCTGAACGTGACGATATCGCGATTTTTAATTGCGTACAGGACGAATCAGGTGCTTCGGTCTTTTCTAGTGTTGATGAAGTTAAGAGTCTATACACGACCGTTCGATCGGCGCTTGCAGGAGAGGTTGCCGTAGCTTCTGTGTTCATGCCACCGAACGAAGTTGAAAAAAAGTAAAAGCCAATTCTTTCAAGCTGTTTAAATATCGTCAAATGCTGAGAAAAGGACTTTCAGAAAAAGAAATCAATGAAATGTCGGTTGTTCAATATTATGAACTGTTTTTACTCGATACGTTTTTGGAACCTCAAGGTCCTGTCGTTGATGATTTAAGAAATGCATTCTTACAACATACGATTATGATGTCTTCAGCAAATATGACCGCGAAATATGCAAAACAAATCAAATTAAAAGATTTCAGTATGTATAAAGACGAAAGCGTATTTAAATCACAAGAAGAATTGGCAGAGATTGAGAAAAGAAAGCAAGAAGAAAAACGAAAAGCTATCGAAGCTCAGTTTAACCCTGCTTTGTTAGAAAAAGCAAAACGATTGGCAAACAAGGGAGCTTAATGCTCCCTTTATTTGGTCTAAATAAAGATTTAAAGGAGAACAAAATGGCCTCAAAATATGAATTAGAGATTTTAGGCGATAACAGTAAATTTAATAAAACTGTTAACGACTCCATGAAAAAGCTAGATGAGTTAAGCGCTCATACAGGCGGTTTCATGAATGGCATTTCAGGCAGTGCAGGAAAAGCAACTGGCGCATTAAATGCTTTAACCGGTATGTCTCCGGGTCTTGCTGCTTTGGGTATTGCTGGTGCTGGTGCAGGACTAGCATTGGCATGGATTAACAAAACATCCGATTATGTGAACGGATTAAATCAGTTGAGTAAAGCAACAGGCGTTTCTGTTGAAAATTTACAAAAATTAAAAACAGAATTCAAAGACACTGGTATGGCTGCTGACGAATTCGGTAATATTAACACTGATGCTTTGGATCATATTGGGGATTCAATTCGAGGTGGTGGTAAAGGTGGTATTGCTGACGACCTGAAAGAATGGGGAATCAGCATGAAGGACTTTACCCAATATACAGGTGATGCCGAGGGCGGTATTAAGGCAACGATTGCACTTTTCTATAAAATGAAAGCTGCTGGCGCTTCTCAAGCTGAAACTGTAAACGCTATGGAATCAATGGCGAGCGGTTCGAGTAAAATGATTTCGAATTTAAGCCAATATTCAAACGAAGTTGAAGCACTAAGCGCAATCCAATCTCATAACGCTGGTGTAACAAACGACACAGCAAGAGAATATGAAAACTTTCAAGGAAATATCGATACACTTAACGAACATATTCAAACATTGTCAGTTCAAGCTATTGCTCCGTTGGTTGTCGAATTAAACGAGCTGTGGGATTTCTTTAACAGAGATTGGAATAAAACTGATTTTTATTCTGTATTAACGTCAATGCAAGGAATGTCAGGTTTTGGTGGTGCAACAAATATGCTTCGCAAGAAGATGGCTGGATACACAAGACCTCAAGATCAGATTGACAAAGAAAATTATGACAAACAGGTTGCTGCATTCTTAGCAAAATCGAAACAAGATGGTGATAAAGCTTACAACATAAGAGTTGCCGAATCTGCTGCACTTAAAAAAATCAACGAGCAAGAAGCTAAAGACGCTAAAACCGAAGCGGATAAAGCCTCAAAGCTTCGTGAACAAGAAGCCGCTAAAGCTGCTGCTGCTCATGCAAAAATGCTTGCAGAGCGTAAACAAGCATTTGAAACGTTATCGAAACTTAATACCTCATTGATTTCTGGTGCTGGTCAAGGTATCGCTACGAGCAATCAGCAAATTTATGCTTCAATGTCTTCGTTGCAAGGATTACTCGATAAAGGTTATATAAGCTTAGAACAATTTAATGAAAAACGTTCCGCATTGCTTGAAGCAAATAAAACATCTTTTGCAAAGACTTTATTAGGCGTCGATGATCCTCAAGAACTTTCTGAGTTGCTTGATAGCGTAAACACAGTTTATGAAATGGCTAACGCAGATTTGAAATCTCGTTTTGATAATAACTTAATGACTCAACAAGAATATGCAGCACAAAGCAAAGCAATTCTTGATCAATTCAATGCACAGAAAGAAGCTATTTCGTCAATGAGTGGGGAGTTATTACTTTCTCAACAAAGTTCTCGTTTAGGTTTTGCAAACAGTGATGATGAACAAGCTATTGCAGAAGCTCAATTAAATCAGCAAATGATAAGTGAGCAAGCAGTTATTAAATCTGCATATGACTTGGGTGTTATCAATCATAAACAATTCTTAGACAGAAAAGCATTATTAGATACTCAGTACGCAGCGAAGCAAAAGCAATTAACTATGGCGACTGCAACGGCGCAATTGCAACAATATAGTCAATTGTTCGGTGGTATGTCTCAAATGATCGCCAGCTTCGGTGGTGAGAATAACAAAGCAATTCAAGGCATGTTCATGGCAAGTCAAGCGTTCAGCATAGCGAAAGCGACAATGGATGGTTACACAGCTATTAACGCTGCATGGGCTTCTGGTCCATTCCCTGCAAACTTAGGTGCTGTCGCGATGGCCACTGGTCAAGTATTCCAGAACATTTCAGCGATTAAATCACAAAGTCTAACAGGTATGGCTCATGACGGTATCAGTGAAGTTCCGACAGAAGGAACATGGTTGCTTAATAAAGGCGAGCGTGTTGTTGATGATAGAACAAACGGCGACTTAAAAGATTTTCTAAGTGAGAAAAAGACTGGTCAAGAAGCTCCTGTGACTGTCAACGCTCCTATGAATATTCAAGGTTCAGTTCGTTCTGATGATGCTGCCGTGATGAATGCTATTAAGAAGCATCCACAGCTCGTGGCTCAAGCTGTACAAGACGCACAGCGAAGAAATATGTAAGCATAAGGGATTCATAAGTTGAATCCCATTGCTCCTATCGCGTCCTAACAATAACGAGGTTATCATGATTAAATCAAAAAATATCAAAATCGGTGACGTTAAATTAACGTCTAACGCTCCATTCTTTTCTAACAAAGCAATTAGCGGGAAGTTTCAAAGACGTTTCACAGGAATTCAATATTTCGAATTAGAATTCACAGCAAACTTTATGGCTCAGGATATCGAAGAAGTTAAAAAATTTGCTATTCAAACTCAATTCAACAAACCATTTTATTTTCCGTTGAGTTACTTTTCCTTGTATACAGGCACAGTAAAAGACACCTTAACTTCTGCACAAAATGCTAATGCAGGTGCTCGCATCGTCACTGCTGGTCAATTCAGTGGAACTTTAGAAGCGGGAACAATTATTCAATTCAGTAATCATTCAAAGCTTTATCAAGTGACAGAAGACGTAAAAGCAGGTGGACAAATTAAACTTTTTCCAAACTTGCGTACTCAAGTTCAAGCAGGAGAAATCATCAAATATAGAAACATCGAAGGCGCTTTCTTAATTACTGATGAAAAACGTGAATGGACATTACAGTCGCTAAATAAAGTTAAATTCAATGCGACGGAGTCAATGCCATGAAAATAGAAGAAATCAATGCAAAGTTCACGCAGCTATGCAAATCAAATGATTTTATCGAAGTCTATAATGATCACACAGGTCAAAACGTTAAAGAATTAAACTTATCACAATTGTTTTCTGTCGGTTATATGTTTCACCTCGTTACGGTAAAAACTGTTTCGGGATTAGAGCTGGATATGACCGATGCTTTATACGATTTGAATCACGAAGGAAAGATTTATATCGCTACGGGTGATTTTCTGGATATAACGACATCAAACGAAGAAAAAGAAATTCAAAACGTTGGTCTGAGTGTTAAGTTTTCAAACGTCAAAACTGAATATATCAATTTAATTAGACGTAAAGAGTTAGACCATGCGCAAGTCGATATTAAAATGGCTTTCGTTAATCCGACTACAGGACTTATTGATAACTTATTTCCTATTTTCTCGGGTGAAGTCGATAGCATAAATATCATCGTTGACTATAAAGAAGATAAAATGGATATAAGCAATAGTTCAGACGTAAAAATAAACTCGATTTGGGCTGCTTTAGACAAACATGCTCGAAATCATGCTTCCGACTCTGTTCATCGAAGCTATGAAGGAAATGAAGACGATTTATTTTTCAGTCATGGCGGTAAATGGAATAGCGAAGCGATTTGGAGAACACGTAAAAAATAAGGGGCGAAAGCTCCTTTTTTTGGTCTAAATAAAAGAAAAGGAGAAACAATGAACCCTATTCAAAGAGCACTTATCACAGATTATTTGAACACGATTGTCGGTGAAGATTTCGATTTATCTCACAACGGTTGCAATGTTCAAGTTGCAAAGATTTTCGACATTATTTTAAAAACTGATTATCACGAAAAGCTTTATGGAAATTTCACTGATATCAAAGACGGAATAAAGAAAGCCAAGAAGCTTTGCGGATTTCGTACAGTCAAAGAAGCATTACAAAAACATTGTGAACTGACAGACGAAATTCAAGATCTCTGCATCGTATTAGAAGAACACAAGGGCTATCAATGCTCATCAATCATTATCAGCGGTCACGGACTAACAGAATTAGATAATAAATGGTTTATGCGTCCTGTCTCTGAAATTCAATATTCATCAATTTATAAATTTAAGGAGTTATAATGCCTGCTGTTGCTATCGTTGCCGTTATGGCTGCTGCCTCTGCTGGTGCGGCTGCTGCTGCTGCTGGTCTTTCATTAGTTGCTATCGTTGGGATTGCTGCTGCTGCTGGTGCAGTTGCAGGACTAATGTCTTATTCAGCTATGCAAGCGCAAACACCGAGCTTTAAAAGTCCCGATTCAGGTTCGACATTGGGCACGACTACCGACACAAAGACAGTTTTACCAGTCGTTTATGGTAAACAGCGTTTGGGTGGTATCGTCACTTGGAAAAACTTAGCAAGAAATGATAATACAAAATTGGTTCAAATCTTTGCAATCAGCGAAGGTGAAATCGATAACGTAAATCAGCTATATCTCGACAACAAACGAATTTTTAAAACAAATGAACCAAATCTAAAGAATGGTGTTGTTAATAATAGTCATATCAAAGATGAATACCGAGATATTTTAGAAGTTGAATTTTCAATCGGTAATAAAGAAGGATATGTAAGTCAGTTAGCGAAGAAATATTTGACCAAAGAAGAATGGAATGACCAGTTTAAAGGTCGTAACGTTGCCTACGGTGTTATCGTTCTTCATAAGAAGCAAAATGCTTTGACCGCTGGTATTGATATCTTACAACCAAACAGTCAAATCGTTGCAGAAGTGAACGGTCTTTTAATAAAAGATCTAGTCACTGGTGAAAGAACTTCTTCAAATAATGGACCTTCTCAAGCCTTAGATTATTTGGTTAATCAGCGTTATGGTTTGGGTGTTAATCCAGCGAAAGTCGATGTTGACTCATTTGTTAAAGCTGCAAATTACGCACACAATAATAATTTGATGTCGAACGGTACGACTGATCCCAACGCATCATTCAAAGAGAACTTAACTCAGATAACCGCAGCATTTAACGGTTATATCACCGAGCAATTCGGTCTTGCAATGTGTGTTGTCGACCAACCTGATGCAGTTAAATTTGTTTTCAACGAAGATAATATTCAAGCTGGTCAAGTTGCTTTAAAAACTGGTGAAAGCTCAGAATATTACAATACGTTAAACGTTTCTTATCAAGAACCCGCTAACGACTATAGCGACCAAGTTTTGCGTTATCCGTCAGAAGTTGCTCAAGACACGACCGTTGCAAAAGATAAACGTATTATTGCAAAAGATATTAATTATCGCTTTGTGAAGGATAAAAAGCAGATTGATGTTTTAGCATCGTTAGAACGTAATAAATCACGACTAACACAAACTTTATCATTTACGACCGCAGACGCATACACGCTGCAAGTTTGGGACGTTATTAAAGTTGATTATGAAGAATTATTCTTGAAAAACTCTTTATGGCGTGTTTCGAAGATTGAACGTAATCTTGAAAAAGGTTTAGCAGGAATGCTGAATATAACCTGTATCGAATACGACAGTCGCATTTATACAGACTTAGACTATGCAAAAGATCCGAACAACAACGGTTCAAATATTCCTGACGAAACAACTGTGATTGCTCCTACGAACTTAACTGTTAAAGCTACTGCTGAGACTGTTTACGGACGTAATGTTATGGTTGCGTGGGAAGCTGAGGACGACTATAACCGCTACGGCTTCAACATCCAGTATAAAGTTTCAGGTTCAAGCGATTGGATCAACGTAGGTTCAACATCCAACAAGTGGTATAATATCACTCAGTTAGATTCGACTTACTCATATGATTTTAGAGTTTGTTCTTACGGTCTAATCAGTCATTCCGTTTGGATTGAATTGATTAATCAAAAGCCAGAAATAACGTATCCGTTGCCAGCAGTTAAACAACTCGTTTTAACTAACTTTGTTGAAGACAGCACAACAACGACTGATACAGAATTTCGTTTTGCTTGGGAAGATCAAAGTCAATTAGACGTTAATATTAACGGCCAAAATCAAAAGTTTGTCGATTTGTTCGATTATTATCAAGTAACGATTTACGGTAAAAAGAACACCGTTTTCAAAACGAAAGCACACGACTTTAATTATAATTTCAGTATGAATGCTAATGCGGGTTTGAGTCGTCAAATAACAATCGGTGTTGTATCTGTTGGATTTGGTAATATGAAATCAACTGAAACGAAACTGACTGTTAAAAACAATCAAGCTCCTGCAATTAAAGGATTCACTGCTTCGGGAACATTCGGAACTGTGTTTACTTCATGGAAAGATGAAACTCCGGTTGACTATGCAGGTACGAGCATTCAGATTGCAACTGATCAGAACATGACACAAAATGTTAAGTATGTTAGTTCAAGCTCTTTATTCTTACAGAATTTCGAACTTGAAGATGGTGATTATTTTGTTCGTGCTGGTTGGTATGACGTTTTCGGAACTGATAATATTATCTGGTCAGAAACAACTTTCATTTCGATGAAATCGCAAGTCGACTGGAATGATCAAGACGTCGCGCAGTTGGAAGATCTTCTTGAGCTTGACAAAAAAGTTCAAGGCTCTATTGATGAAAGCTACAAATTATCAAAAGAGTATGCCGACAAAACAGTTGCACAGTCACAAACTGACACGCTGAAAAAAGCTGATCAAAACACCAAAGCACAAATCGAAACGTTACATACGACCGTAACCAATGAGCGTGATGGTGCTATTTCTCAGAGCATTAACAAAGTCGAAGCTGACTATAATAATAAATTCACTCAGACAAACGCGAAAATTACTCAAGTCGAAAAGACTCAAGCAAATGATCGCACGGCGACTGCTGAATCTATTAAACAAGTCAGAGCTGAAACAGACAACAAGGTTGCTTCTGTAAGTCAGCAATCAAAAGCAGAAATCGATAAACTAACAGGCACAATCAATAGCAAATGGGCAGTTCAAGCAAATGCTAATGGTGTTGTTGCTGGTATTAGTATGTTGGCGACTAACGACCCGAACGGTACGAAGTCCTCAGCGATTATCTTTAACGCAGATAAGATTGCTATCACTAACAACGGTCAACCTACTGGTGCTACTCCTCCGTTTGTCGTTGCTAATAACAAAGTATGGTTACAGACGGCAATGATTCAAAATGCCTCAATCGGTAATGCTCAAATTGTTAATGCTTCTATTAACAATGCGAAAATTGCAGACGCTTCAATCAACGACGCTAAGATTATCAACGCTTCTATTACAGGTGCGAAGATTGTAAACGGCTCGATTGATAACGCGAAGATTGGTAATTATATTCAGTCTAATGATTGGAACGGTTCGACTCAAGGTTGGAACATCGACAAAAACGGTAAAGCGACATTCAACAACGTAACGGTTCGAGGACACGTTGAAGCAACTAGCGGAACGTTTAAAGGTCGAATCGAAGCGCAAGACGGGTTCTTTAACGGGACTGTTCAGGCGAATAGAATCGAAGGTGACATAACGAAGACTTACTCGTTGGGCGCCAACTCATCAATTACTATTCCAGCTGTAAATATGAACAGACAAGTCAGTATTCCTACGCTATCAGTTTGGTCGACTGAGAGAACAAGAGCTGAAATTTGGTTAACTGTTGACGGAAAAGAAGTTATGCACTATTCGACATCAGGCGGTGGTATTTACGTTGACTCATGGACAGGAAATCTTCCTGCTGGTAAGTCAATGACTATTCAATATCGCGCACTATCGAAAGCTGCAACTGGTGGTGATCCTAATACATATATTCACAAGATAGTTGTCTTAGCGTTTCGTCAGTAAAGAAATCCATTTTCTTCTAAATACAGTTTTAAAGGAGAAGAAAATGGACCCATACCAACTGATTCTCACTATCGCTGGTTTGTTAATTCCAGTTTTAATATGGATTCACAATAATCATAAAAAGACGGTTAATAATGCAACCACTCATGAACGAAGATTGGGTGTTTTAGAATCGAAATTTCTGGTTAATGATGAAGTGGTAAAACATTTGAGAGAATCGAAAGATGATGTCAATTCAAGAATTAACAAACTCGAAGAAACGATTTCAAGAATGGATAAAAACATCACTGAGATTTTAACTCGTATAAGTGAGAAATGAAAAAGGGGCAGATCAATTGATCTGCCCCTTTTTCAATTGTAAGCGTCCAATGTTCCAGTTTTGAAAACATTGATAACACGCTTAGCGCGGCTTGGAGTTTGATTATACCATTTGGACTTTGCAAGATTAATTGCAGCATTGTCCCAATCTTTTTGCTCTAGAAGTTTCAGAGAATTTTTAAAACTTGAAACTCCTTGAACGCCCATCTGAAAGCACATATTAACCAAAGCATATTGTCGTGTTTTATCAAGACTGTCATAAACTCTATTAATCTGTGAATATAATTTCATCTGGGATTGTGTTCTAACGACATCACCAACGAAAAGCATTTTCGATTCCTCGCTTGTAATACTTCCGTTAGTCCTACGCATTAGACTATCATCTAAACGCTTTAGGGCTGCATCATACGAAGGATTAGTTGATATTAAATGACCAACTCCTATTGTCCAATAACCCTCGGTATCTCTATACATTTTGAGCTTTTCACCCTCATCGTATTTCAGCATTTTATAAATCATGTTAATCCTTATATTGAAAGAAATAACCCTTCATTCGATAACCTTTAAACGTATAATTGATAAAACCTAAGCAAACAGCTTTTGTTTTAAATCCGTATGGGTTTTGAATTGTTACTTCTTGACCGATAGAAAAATGAAGCTTGAAACTTTTTTCTTGAGTTGATGCACAAAAGCAATCATCTTCATTGATTAAGTTTTTAGCAATTCGTTTGTCTTTGATATATTTCACTTCATAATCATAAGTGACCGAATCAGACGACAAACCGTTTAAATAAATGTTCTGTAATTGTTCAACTGGATAAGTTGGAAAGTCTGCAATTGATTGACGCATTATTACCTCTTGATTGTTATTCTATTGACATTATTTATAATCTTGTCAGTAATTGATTCCCACGAACCAAGAATTTTACGTTGGGTCATACTCTTTCTGATCGCGATTAAACGTTTGTCTTTGTTTTTAACGTTCGTTTTGATTAAAACAGTTCGAGAAACGCCATTATGTTTTTGTTTAACTGCTTTCAAATTTCGCATCGTTTTTAACCCAGCAATGTTACCGTAGGCGTTTTTCGCTCGATTAAATGGATTAAATTTAGTAACAGCTGTATTATCATCAATCAAATGTCCTAAGTAATTCGCTTGAACATCTTTTATATAAATTCTGTTCTTTGAACCAAACTTATCATATTTGAATTGAAAACCTACTGCGTTCTTAGTGAAGTTGGTAGGCGTTGTGACTGTTCTATTGATATCTTTTTGCAAAGAAACAGACGCTAACTTGCAAGCTTTGGTAACTTTCTTGCTGAACACGTCTGATTCTTTGATCTTCCATTTCTCGAGGTCTTGCATTGCTTTTTTATTCGCTCGAGGTGATGCCATTAACTTGCCCCCAATATGATCATTAACAATCTGCTGAACTCATCGACAGGAATCAAAGGAATCAACACTCCGAAAGCAGCCGCGACAGGAACAACAACCCAGTTATAGATAACAACGAAAACGACTAACCAAGAAAACAAAGCTTTAACCTGAACTTTTCCTTCAAGCTTTTGTTCTGTCTTCATTAAGATTGCTACAGGACTTTTAAGTGATTTAAGGGAATCAAATAACCCTTTTATGAACTTCATTGTTTTCTCCTTTTAAAACTTTATTTAGCATGGCAGCTTGACGGAGTTCCATCCCTTGATATCTTGAAGTCCACAAACAAAGGAGCATTTATGAAACCAATCGAAAAGAAAGACTTTGAAAATATTCGTTTCAGTAACAAAGAAGTTGTCGAACTTCAAAGAAAGAAAGGAAAGTTGCATGAAACTTTGCTTCTTGTGAACAACAATGTTGTAGCATGAAGAAACATAACTTCTCGCGGTGTTGTCTACTATTTAAACTAAGAATGACGGCTTCATAAATATGATTTTATGGAGCCGTTATGCTATTAAATTCAAAATCTCTCAAAGAGCTGAAAATCAGCCTCTATCATTCACAGAATAAAATCTGTCCTCTCTGCAAAAATCTTCTAAGCGAAAGCATTCAATCAAATCATTTGGATCACTCGCACGAACTCACAGGTCGAAACGCCGGAAAGGTGCGTCGTCTTTTATGTCTTTACTGTAATCCTCTCGAGGGCAGCATTCTCCACTCGTTCAATAGTTCAGGTCTGAAAGACAAGACTGATTACATAGAATGGTTGAAACGTCTGATTAAGTATCTCGAATCTGATTACTCGTTAAATGATACACATCCAAACTTCGTAGGAGACTCGGTGAAAGCTTTCAAGAAGAAAACAGTCAAAACTATGCAAATAGAGTTAAAACAGAAGGGCGTCGAGCCTGAGAAGGGAAAAGACAACATGATAAAGCAGTACAGACAAGCGATAAAAAAGGGACTCAATTGAGTCCCTTTGTTTTACAGTTTTTTCGTTTCAGCAATAATTTTTCCCAATAACGAATCGTTGTCGGCAGTTTCCTTGCCAAGCTCGATGTGATAATCGTCACCGTATTGAGCTATATATTCTTTGAGTTTATGCATCGCTGCTTTCTCAGTGAGTTCGTTAATATAAAACACGTTGTCACTATAAACTAATTCTAATTTAATCATTTTCCTTCTCGCAGTTTGTAAAAAGCCACATTGTATTATTCAATCTAACGCTGAAAGAGTGCTTTTCTTCTTGAATCAGCATATAAGCACCGACATCATTTTTGTAAAGTTGCGATTTTTCATGCCAATTAAAACCAGTAAACGTCTTGCCATTGACAATAAAGTTTGCAGATTTCTTGCTTGAAAAAACAGTAGTTTTTGTGCTTCCCCATTGCATGTTGTCAGTATCGGGTTTCCCGTTGACAAGCTGTGAGGTCATAAACGTACTACAGTTCATAACCCCAGCATATGAGAAACACGGAACTAATAACAACATTACAAGAAATTTCACTTCGCACCGCCTAATTCAATTTTATAATCACCCGATGCGTCTGCACCGCCTAAACGCATTCTATCAAAAAATCCCGTTTTAACACATTGACTTATTCGATGTTCGTATCCATTTAAATCTCTGATATAAACACGAGGCATACCGGTTGTTTGTTGATAAGACCTTGTAAAATACTGATTACCATCATCTTTAGCAGTCATAGTGTTATGAACACCACGAGTTGCAAAATCTGACTTTTTCAGAGTAGGACTTTCAACTTGATATTTGCCGTGTTTATACACAAACTTGTTCGGATAATCTTTGAACTCATGAGTTTCAACAGACTTGAATGAATCTTTTGTGACTGTATACGTACAATCATACACAGTCGGCACAGAATAATAATAAGTTGTTGCAGAAACTATCAGAGCTGCTATTGGTATTGCAATAAACTTTTTCATTTGACCTCGCAATCTTTTAAAGAAATAAAAACACTGCCTTTGATATAAGTGAACGAAACATTTGTTCCGGTATATTCACGAAAATATGATTCAGTTGAATAACCGCGTTTATGATTCAGTCGTTCACCGTCTGAAATCTTCATTTCGCCTGATTCACCAGAGAAACCGCCAGTAAAGAATGAAAAACTATTTTTATGATTTCGAACTTCAACTTTATTACGAGGACTGAAATCGTCGTATACTTCTTTTCCTACGATCTTTGAGCGCTTATAAGAACACATCAAAGTTCCTTCAAATCGTGAATCAAACTGAGTTTTACGAATATTTTCACGCGCTTTTTTCTCTTGCTCGTAAGCTTGTTTTTCACGTTCCAACTTCGCTGCATAGTTAGCTGCATAAACTGGGTCTTGCATCTTATCTTTGTGAACTTCAATCGCACGTTGTTGAGGTGACATGTTCATACGTTTTGCAAAAGTATCAACAGAAGACCAGTTAAAAGCGACCAGAGTAGCGATAGATACGGCAGCGATAGATACAGCAATTTTAAGTTTCATTATTTTTCCTGTTATAACATTTTAGGTATTGATGTTTTATGTAAGCTTCTGTTTTGTTATTCATTTCTTGTGCAAACAGTTCGAAATCACCGTTTGTTTGTATGAATATATTTAGTGATTTCTTTGTAGGGGCTTGATTAGCAGACTTAGCTTTCAAGGCTTTCTCGAAGTTGAAAAACACAGAGTTCAAATCGAAATCAAACTTGAATTCACCAGAGGCGACTTGCTTCTTGATTCTCTGAATCACTGAACGAGACACATTATATTTCTCGGCCATTTTGCGTTCACTTAACGCAGTACCGTTTTTATACTCAAGGGCAATTTTCTTCATAAATCCTCCGTAAATCAACTGGTTAGATGCTAACAAGGGAGGATAACCTGTCAATGATAAATACAGTTTTAATAGGAGAATAAAAATGAAACAGAATTTCATTACCATGACAGAACTTGCCAAACGCTACGGATACGTATTGAACACAGTCAAGCAGTGGCGCGACAGAGGACTTCCTTATGATGAGACTAAACGAGGATGTCCAGAAAAAGAGTCAACAGATTGGGTCATAGCGAACGTAATTGAGCCATTACGCAACGTGAACTTAAAAGAAGAAATAGATAGAGAAAGATTAAGAAGTGAAAGAGCAAAAGCTGATTTGCTTGAATTAGATTATAGAGAAAAAGCTAAGGAACTGATTCAAGTTGAGTATGTCGCAAGAATATTGTCTTCATATGCTAGTAAGTTTAAATCGTCTATGCGACAGATAGCAGGTAACGACACGCAGACGATATTAGAATCAGCGACAGATATTCCGACGCTTAAAAACTGTTTGAGAGAAATCATCGATAGCAGACTGTTAGACCTGGGCGAACTCATGTTGAATGAGAAAGAGTTGAATGACCTGATTTCTATCGAAGACACGGAACCTCTAGGAGACACACAGAGCGACGACGAAGAAGAAGACACGCTCGACATCGAATTAGAATAGAAAACAGTAGGAGTCGATTCCTGAGTCTGATCCTGTCGAGAAAATCAATAGTTACTCTGTCACTCCTGAAACGCCGCGATAGTTTCGCAGCGCGGCTCTTTTCTTGCGCGTGATTCCAAAGGTGTTATGCAGTGCAGGGTTTGGGATATGGACTGAACTTACATCATTGATATACAATGCCTGTTATCCGAGTTCTATCTTGCTACTAGAGGTCTGTAATGGAAGAGGTCAAAGATATAGAAGACCAAAAAGTATATTTGATTAGCATTGAAATAGAAAATTTAGTAATCAAAAAGGCGATTACTTTAGAGCTGAGAAGTTTTCCTGCTTGGGCTAAAGTTATGAAGGACGTATGGCTCGTAAAAAGTCATCTTTCTGCATCTGAAATCAGAGATAAATTAAAAATACGGATGCATTCAGGTGATAAGGTTTTTGTTATGCGAGCGTCTAAAGGTTGGGCATATAGAGGCGTAACCGTTGGTGAATGGATTAGAAAAAATATATAGGCATGACGATGAAAAAATTATTCAAAGGATATTATAATCCAAATGGAGATTTACTCCGAGATATGTGGATGTCGGATGATTGTCTATTTGTTTTTGACACAAATGTGTTATTGAACTTTTATCAATATGACACTACGACCAAAGATGAATTTCTTGAGTTAATTAAGAAAATAAAAGATAGAGTATGGTTGCCTCATCAAGTAGCGCTGGAATATCAACGAAATCGTTTGGATGTGGTTAAAAAAGAAAGAAATGTTTTTACTAGAATCGATCAGGCTACCGATACTTTTACTGGGGCATTAAATGTAAAAGTGCTTTCGGAATGTAATGTTAAAACAAAATTGCCAGAACTTTATGACCAGATTAATACTTTCATCGCAGATTTTAAAGCATTAGTGGAAAAATTTAAAACAGAGACTATTGCACCACACTTAGCTTTGAAACCTGAAGTCAGACAGCATGATTCGGTTCGGGATGTTATCGATAATGTTTTTGAAAATCGTGTAGGCCCCGAATTTGAGCAAACAGAATTAGATGCAATTTATGAATTAGGAAAGACCCGATACGAGAAGAAAATACCTCCTGGATATATGGATGAAAAAGAAAAGAAAGATGATTTTTATCGATTCAATGATAAAAAATATATCGCGAAGTATGGTGATTTAATTCTTTGGAAACAGATAATCCATAAAGTTAAAAACGATAATATAAAAAAAGTAGTATTTGTTACTGGTGATGTTAAAGATGACTGGTGGTATTCTATTGACAAAAAAACAATAGGCCCTCAAGAAGAACTTCAAACTGAGTTTTATCGTGAAACAGAAGCCGAGCAGTTTAAGATGTATACACCTGATGAATTCTTAACTGATGCGAAGAAATACATTGATGCCAAAATATCTCAAGAAGCAATACTTGATGTGAAAAAAACGAGCACAGAAATTTTGGCTCAGCATTCCCTGCCATTTATCTCTAATGCTTATATGTTGAGTTTAATCAAAAAATTAAATGTTAGTCCTGAAGCATTAGATAAAATTAATGATAACAAATTTAGTGTAGATGAGTACTTGAAAAAATTATATGATTCGGCATATAGAGACTCTCTTTATAAGATAAAAATTAATAGAGATTCTCACAAAGAAGATATAGATTCTTTCTTAAGTCATCGTGAAAAATATTTTGATGAAGGTGATCTTGAAGGTGATTTTGAAGGTGATTTTGACGATGATATGGATGATGGTCACGATTATGATGGTGATTTTGATGATGAAGACCTAGACGACGATAGCAAAGGCTAATCCATTATTAAGTGAAGGGAATTCCCTTCACTTAATACCTAAGCGACACATTCTAATGTCGTTCGATGCAGTAGATGGATTATAATCTTGAGTAGCACAAATAATATCACGCTTTGCCCCTGTCGATTTGGTGTCCGTAGACACGATGCAAGCAATGATTGTTAATAAGATAAGAGCTAGAAATACTCTCATGATTCCTCACTTGATAAGATTAGCAAAAGCTTCGTTAGCGATTTGAACAGCGTCCTTCTCGGATAAAACCAAGCAAGCGCGTGATTCAATATAAGCGTCTTTGATAGCAAGCTGCATTTTCAGTTCTGCGTTTTTGTTGAGCTAATCGCATTCTCTCGATCGTTTCAGGACTATGTTTAGCTCGTTTCTTTCCTTTCATAGATTCTGAAATCTTACGTTTTGTTTCTTCTGAACGTTGAATACCTTTCTTGCTTTCTGCGATTTTATGTTTTGTTGATTCTGTCCGGATACGCCCGATTTGCGAAGCTGAAATTTTAGCACCACGTTTTTTAATATCAGTCTCGGACATAAGAGTTAATACGTTACCACCAGCGTTACCTGAACTCACATTCAACGCGGTATCTTTACTGATAGCTCTATAGTCAAGAATCAATTGATGCTCGAGGTCGAACGCCTGTTGCTCATCCGTAAACGTGTTGATAATAGTTTTATTGATAACTGCGTTAGGATGATCAGCTAATAAATTTTTGAGTCGAATACCGGAACCAATATAACGAGAATCAGGATTATCGATAGCAGATTGTTTTCCGAAATACACATAATCGATAGAGTCAACAGTGATAACAGTTTTATAAACGCAGAACAGATTAGGAGTCCCAGACAGTTCAGAGCGAGTTTTGATTTCATTGATGTTCATTTAAAAATTCCTTTGTTTGTTGTTTTTCTTATTTGTATTTAGTTAAATCGGAATTTAATCGGAATCGAAAACCAAGGAAGTCAAGCAAACCATTAGAAAATCAAATAAAAATTTCCAATAAGTTTATGCAGTCGATAAAATTATTCACTGAAAGTTTACTGATCATCCATTGACGGATATAATGCATTTGACCTTTCCACTGACCATTAATAAAACATAAGCGAAGCGACCAATATTGTGCGAAGCACGGAGCGAAGCGACTATTTAATGATTGTCGTTGATTCACTGAAAGTCAGTTAAAACGTTTATGAGTCGCTTCGCTCCAGACGCTTCGCGTCACCACTGTTTTGATCATGAATAATTAAAACCAATATTGTGCGAAGCACGGAGCGAAGCGACTATTCCTGTTATCTAGATGTTTACTGGTTTCTTGATCATTTCACTGAAAGTCAGTTAAAACGTTTATGTGTCGCACTGCGTGCTCCGCGCTTCGCGCTCA